TGGTTCACATTGATCTAAATCACCCACTGAACCTGCTGCTATAAATTGTCCTGTAATAATATGACCAGACTTAAGAGCTGGTTTTATGAACCCATATGTCTCATCCATTTTAGGAGCAATCCCACTTTCTTCATGAAAAAAATATGTCACAGGTCCACCGACACCATTTGTAGGATCTTTCTCAAATGAATAAGAATTTATAGTACTCTTTAATCCTTTGTAAGTGTCTCTGTTATTAATTCTCACTTTAATCTGTTGCTGCCATGCACCTACTTTTTCAGGTTCTGCTGGTCTATACCAAGCAGTGTGTTCATTTAAGAAGTTTTTATATTCATTAAGAAATTTCCAAGACCCTTTTTCATTTATATAATCTTTTAAACTAGCACCAATTTTTAATACAGCACCTTCTTCAAACCAATATTGATTGATGAGTTTTGCCATATGAAAATATGATGATGCAATTTGTCGTTTCTTTAATATGATGGCATGCATAAAAAATAATTCAGCAATATGTTCATATAATGCCATGTGATATTGTGCATCTCTCACCTTTGCAAAGTCAAATCTTTTTTCTTCTTTATCATATATAGGAAGAAAGTTGAGCCACATGTAATAATCTCTTGACAAAAACCATGAATTGTTTTCAGAATGTACAATTATTCCATTTCTACATTTTAGTTTTTGGTCATTCCAATATGCAATAAAGTCTTTACTTTTTATTGGTGCTTCACAATAAAATTTATCTTTTTGAAATCTTCTTGCTTCAGCATTAAATACTAATGTTGTTTCATCAAAATTATATTCGCCTGGTTCTTTAAACAATGTTACAAGAAAATCTCTAAACTCTTCTCTTGTTTCAAATTCTGTTGTAGACCACTCACCATTTTTATATGTAGGTATTTCTATAAAATTATTCAATAGTAATTTTTTTATATGAGGTGAGTATAGGAATCGAACCTATGTTTACAGTTTTGCAGACCGTAACCTAACCACTCGGTCAACTCACCTGCTAATTATTTTAATGTAATAACCTTCACTACATTCATTTGTGCATTTAGAATTTCACTAAAAGCATTTTCTGTAAGAAGTTTTCTAATAGAATTATATGTTCCATTTTCAAAAGAATCAATTCTACATTCTTCTACTAAATTAGCTAATTCAATACATAATCTTTTTGCTTTTAGCACTTTTGAATCTTCAGATATGTTAAATGAATCTGATCCATTTCCTATCAACTGTTCACCAAAACTTAAATTTTCCATGTTGTTTTATTTTAAATTATTGTTCATCATATGCTAATCTTTGACCACCTCTTACACTAGACTGTTGTTCTTCCATCAAGTCTTTATACACTCCTTTAAATGATTGTCTTACATCATCATATTTTTCTGCCATTCTAAGAAGAGCTTGAGATGATCCATCTCTACCAAAAGTTAATTGTTCAGATGCTAAACTTTTAGCCATATTATCTAAAAATATTTTAATACCTTGATATGCTCTGTATGTAGGAGTTTCATACATTTTATGACATGTTTTAAGTGCATGTACAATTAAATCCTCATCTGTACTAAAATCAGCATCTATTTCTTTCAATATTAGTTCTTCTTTATCTTGTTCAGGTACATCAAAGAAAGGATTTAAATCTGGATTAGGACAAGTCATATAAAATAGATACGAATAGATACGCAAATATTCTTCTTGATACGTATCCATTATATCTTTAAGAAACTTAAGTGTATAACAATGTTCTGTTGCTATTGCTTTTCCATTCTGTATATCAAATAATCTTATCATTGTTTAATTTTATATATATGTCACTACTATAAGGAAGAGCTAATGAATTGTTATGATAGATGATTTTACCATCCTTTGAAAAACCTGTAATAGTGATTATCTCTCCTTTTTCTACATTTGCTAAAAGTTTGTTTCCAATTTTATCAGAAACAATTAAAAGCCTATCACCTATCTTTAAACTTTTCATTATTTTGTTAAATCTAATGTTGCATTAGAATGTATTTTTATTTGATCACTTCTATAATGTCTTACATTACCTCCATCACACAAAACAATACACCATATATCATTCTCAAATGTCCCACCATCAGTGACATATATTGCATATCCCACTTTATCTTTTTCTACAATTACAGGAATAGGTTGTTTAAATTCTAGCATCTTTTAACCAATTTATTAATGTTATTATTTCTTGTTTTAAATATTGTAAATCATATTGTACAATATTTGTAACAATAGGATCACCATTTGTATCAAGAGCTGTAATAGGATTATCAAACTTATCTCTACCTGCTTCATCAAAAATAATATGATGAATTGTTAATTTACCAGGAGACAAACGAGGGTTGTGTTTCAAGATGATATACATATATAAACTCAACTGCAATGTATAATGCATCAAATGACAGTCTTCTAAATGACTTATTGGTGGATTCATCATTTTTTTTACACCTTCCCAATTCACATACCCTTCAGTTTTTATCTCCTTGTTGGTTTTATAATCAGTGATGTTCACCTTTCCATTTATCACTTCCACTAAATCAGACTGACCACAAATGCCTGCTGATTTTAAATAGACTAAATGTTCAGGATAAACACCTTCGGTAAGCTTTTGATTTGGTGCATGTTTTACACCATTTTCTTCAATTGGTTTATAGATGGGAACTTCTACACCTTCTCTTTCTATTGTTAATAAATCACATATATCTTTTTCTCTTTGATTGTGATACCATGTTCCTAAATCTGTAGCTCTAGTGGATTCTGCTTTCCAGATATTTTTTATTTTTTCTGGACTTAATCCATACCATTTACTATTTTTATTCTTAGATGATTTACTAGATATTAAATCAGCATCAAATGGTTGTTTAAACTTTGATATAAAACTTGTTACACTTATCCAATCAATATTATCAGTGTCAGAAGAAATATATTCATGATTCTCAGACTTAAATATTAAACTCATAATTTTAATTTTGCATTTAATTTGTCTTCTTCTTCTTCTGTTAGTTCAGCTTTCCAATAATCTTTAGGACATTCTGAAGATAAAGATCTAGTTTTTAAACTTAAAGAACATCCACAACCTCCTAAGTCTTGATTACAACATGGAGCTGTACCAGGTATCATACATCCAGTGTCAGTTTCTGTATATAAATCACAAAATAAACAAATGTTTATTCTTTCTTTTGCAATTTCTTCAACATCTTCTTTTTTAAATATACTGTTTGTAATACCTTCAAGAATTTGTCCTTTACTCTTCCATATCTGAATTATGTTCTTCTGTAAGCTCATTGTTAAATCTTTTATTTATTACTAATCTTCTTCTTTGTCTTTCTTCATCAAGTAAAGATTTCATATGAACCATTGCATCAATCTTTTTTCTAACATCAAGCTTGGTTTCATAATCTTTAATATTAATATCTGAAAGTTTGTTTATATATTGTTCGTAATTTATAACAGTTTTATCTAATGCTTTTTCCTTAATATAAAATGTACCTAAGTTTTCTAATTGTAAATTCACTGTACTTAACTCAGATAATTTTTTACGTGCACATTTATAATATAGAGACATTACTGCCTGCACCACATCAACAGGAGCATTTATTTCCATAGCAAAGCTAGGTAGTAAGTCTCTCACTTTAAATGGCTTCAAGAGAAACAAATTTATAGTCTAATAATATATTACCTTTAGTTTGTATTTTCATTACAGGATTAATATAAATCTTTTTTTTACTTTTTCCTTCTTTTACAATAAGATTATATTTTTCAGCTTTACCTAAAGTGTTCCTTACAGTTTGGGCACTTTTAAAAACTTCAAATGTTGTTGCTGCTTTATTACAAAATGAATTTAAATCTTGTTCTCCCTCACTAGCAAGTAATGCTATACAATCAATCTCTGAACTACTTAATACAATGTTAGATAAAAAACAATGTGTCATTATCTGAAATTTAATGGCAGCATTGTTTTCTATCTTGGCTTTTTTCTCTACGTGGTTAACAACTGCCATATCTACTCTTTTGTTGGTGTTTCTTTTTTCAGTTTTCTTTTTAATGACGGCACAGTGACAGTATCTCCTACACTAATACCTTCATTAACTAAATCAGGATTGTTAGTGATGTCCTCTTCTGTAATAACATGTTCTTCTATATCACCTTCCATTTTTGGGTTGGTGACTTGACTAATGAATATCAATGCCTTCAACTCCTCTGCTCTATCCTGTGCAATCTGCATATTAAACTTTTGCAGCCTAGATCTAAGGTCAGCAATCTCTAATGACTCATTTAAAAAATTAATAATCTCTACTCTAGTGGGTTCTTGCTTGTTCATTTTTTTGGTTTTTATGTTTTGCAAATGCTTTCTTAAAATCAGTGAAAGGAGTATCAATTAAATACACCTCATTATCATAACATAATATACCAGTGCAACTGTTAATGGTATCATGTGTCATCTCTTTAGCAGCATATATCTCATCCATATCTATAATAAAAGGTATCCATGC